ACCGATGCCATACTAGATGAAAGAGAAAAACGTGAAGCCTTATTACAGAAGCTCGGCGTGGACGAAACTGCTCTGGCGTCGAACCCGCAGTTTGCTGCACTCCTTGAGAAACTCAATGTGGTTCCGCCAACCAAGACAAGTAAGACGACTGGGAAAGAAACGCTTGCACTCGCTAAAAACGATGCCCTATTTCAAGCGTTACTCAACGGTGAACGTGAAGACGTTGCCCTACTTTGTGAAGCGCGTCTTAAGGTTAAATCTACCACTGAGCGCACCCGTGCACAGCGCTTCTTGGACATCAGCCAACGTGGCCCGCTTCCAGTTCCGCTATCGTACTATGGTGCACAGACAGGCCGCTGGACAGCGAGCAAAGGCTCGGCCATCAACATGCAAAACCTCAAGCGCGGCTCGTTCCTACGCAAAGCGATTATGGCTCCACAAGGTCACCAACTCGTCGTGGGCGACCTATCGCAGATTGAGCCGCGAGTACTCGCGTGGCTTTCGGATTACACAGAGATGCTCGACATCTTCCGTGCTGGGGGTGACCCTTACGCTGCGTTCGGCGCTCAGATGTTCAACATACCCGGACTTAGTAAGGAGTCGCATCCAGACCTACGGCAGTCTGCGAAAAGCGCTCTGCTCGGGTGTGGCTACGGCCTCGGGTGGGCAGCGTTTGCGTCGCAGTTGTTGGTCGGCTTCCTCGGCGCTCCGCCACAGCGATATGACATAGCCTTCGCAAAGAAACTCGGTGTTACCCAAGCCATGGCGCAGAAATTTCTTGATTGGGAAGTGAACGTTGAGAAGCTCCAAGAGATTCCGCACACCTGTACAACCAAGGAGCTAGTCATCCACTGCCTAGCAGCCAAGGCCATCATCGACAAGTACAGGGCTACGGCGACACCTGTGGTGGACTTCTGGGACTTGAACACCCAGCTTATCGGTGAGTGCCTGTACAAGGGGCGTGAGTACAAGCACAAGTGCCTGATCTACCGCAAGGGGGAGATTGAACTGCCCTCCGGCATGAAGCTGTTGTATCCCGACCTCAACATCAGGCGCTACAAAGACGAGAAAACAAATAAAGATCAACTGGAGTGGACATATGGGCCAGATCGTACTAAGATATACGCAGGAAAAATAACCAACAATGTCACGCAGGGCGTAGCGAGATGCGTGATGACTGATGGGATGGTGCGTACTGCGAAGAGATACTTCGTGGCGGGAACAGTACATGACGAACAGATCGTTGTGGTTCCTGACGCTGAAGTTGCAGAAGCTAAGACTTGGGTCTTGGCGCAGATGACTATGGAGCCGCCTTACATGCCGGGCATTCCACTAGACGCTGACGGTGGCGCACATCGTAGGTATGGGTTAGCAAAAAACTAAGGAGAAGCAGTATTGAAATTACCAACAAAAATAAGAGTCGGTAGGCGCTGGTACAGCGTGGAAGTCATCGAGGCGATGATCGATAAGAACTACATGGGGCGTGTGCACTATGACGCGCAACACATTCGTATCGGTACACGCAACCACACAGGCAAGCCGTTCACAAAGCACGAGGTAGGTGACACCTTTTGGCATGAGCTTACGCATGCAATCTTGCATGACATGGACAGCCCCTTGTATCGTGACGAGCGTTTTGTATCAGCATTTGCAACACGGCTTAACAAAGCCATCAACACAGCGAAGTTCGAATGAAAAAACCAGCATGGTCACACAGCAGTCTCAAAGATTTTGAAGGCTGCCAGCGCAGGTATCACGAGGTCAAGGTCTTGAAGAAGTACCCCTTCCAAGAGACTGAGGCCACGCGGTACGGCAATCAGGTGCATGAGGCGATTGAGAACTACATCAGGGATCAAACGCCAATACCGCCTGAGTACGCACAGTTCCAGCCTGTGGTGGACGCCATGCTCAAGAAGCCCGGCAGAAAGTTAGCAGAGTACGAGATGGCGCTACGCGCTGACCTTACGCCTACTAACTGGAAAGCGCCTGATGTTTGGGTGCGGGGCATCGCTGACATTCTGATCGTTGACGACGAGAACCTTACGGCGTGGGTGGGAGACTGGAAGACAGGCAACAACAAGTACCCCGACAGGGATCAGCTTGTCTTGATGTCACTCATGGTGTTTCAGCACTTCCCCCACATCCGTAAGGTCAACTCTGCGTTGCTGTTCATCGTCAAAAATGATATGGTCAAGATGCAGATGACACGAGACCAAGCCGAAAACTTTTGGTGGAAGTATCGTGAGCGTACTGCTCGGCTCGAAGCATGCTTTGAGAACGATGTCTGGAACCCAAATCAAACCCCACTATGCGGCTGGTGTCAGGTCACTGGCTGTGAGTTCAACCCTAAGCATTAGGAACAATCATGGCCACAAGAAACTATTCGTCAGAGTACGCTAACTACCAAGGCAAACCCGATCAGATCAAGAAGCGTGCAGAGCGTGTTAAAGCTCGTCGCATGATGGAGAAGACGGGAGCGGCCACCAAGGGTGACGGCAAAGATGTAGATCACATCAAGCCCATGCGCTCAGGCGGCACATCAGCCAAAGGTAACTTGCGTATGCGTAGCAAATCTGCCAACAGAGCAGACAATAAATAATCCTCGGAGAAGCAATTGGAAATCGTAGAAGACAGAGCACTAATCTTACGCACAAGGAACCCGCACAAGTACTCCATCATTCCCAAGAGCAAGGCAATGCCCCGTGCAGACGGAGGCTACGATGTCGCTGTGTATTGGGGCTTGGACGAAGCGCGGGTCTTGCGTAACCTAGGCGTTAAAGACGTACCATCGCCTATCACTAGGCGCTATGACTGGCCGGGGCGTTACAAACCCATGGCTCACCAGATCGAGACGGCAGCGTTCTTGACGATGTACAGGAGAGCCTTCGTGTTCTCTGAGCCCGGCACAGGCAAGACGCTGTCTGCACTTTGGGCGGCTGACTACTTGATGAAGCTCAAGAAGGTGCGTAGGGTTCTCATCCTGTGCCCCTTGTCGATCATGCACAGCGCATGGATGGGTGACATCAACAACAGCGTGATACATCGCTCAGCCGTTATCGCGCACCATGCGCAAGCTAGCAGGCGTATCGAGATGATTCAGCGAGATTACGAAATTGTAATCACGAATTACGAAGGCCTTAACTTGATTGCTGATGAGGTGCGTAACGATGGCCGCTTTGATCTTGTGATTGTTGACGAAGCCAACGCGTACAAAACCATCACCACACGCAGATGGAAGGCGCTGAACTCTATCCTGAACCCCAACACATACCTGTGGATGATGACAGGCACACCTGCCTCGCAGTCGCCTGTCGATGCGTACGGGCTGGCCAAGCTTGTCAACCCCGAAGGTGTGCCCAAGTTCTTCACAGCATGGCGCGATCAGGTGATGAACAAGCTGACGATGTTCAAGTGGGCTCCGAAGATTGATGCCAAGGACAAAGTACACGAGGCTCTTCAGCCTGCGATACGCTTTACCAAAGCGCAGTGCCTTGACTTGCCGCCAGTCGTTACGATGACCCGTGAAGTGCCGATGACACCACAGCAGAGGAAGTACTACGAGATGCTCAAAGACCGCATGCTGGTGCAAGCCGCAGGCGAGACCATCACCGCAGTCAATGCCGCCGCTGGTGTATCCAAGCTCTTGCAGATCAGTTGCGGTGCGGCCTACACAGACGACAAGGAAGTTGTTGAGTTCGACTCAGCACCTCGCTTGGCTGTACTGGAGGAGATACTGGAGGAGACCAACCGCAAGGTCATCATCTTCGCTTTGTTTCGTAGCACCATCGACACCATCAGCACATACCTCACCAAGAAGGGTATTGTCAATGAGTGCATCCACGGGGACATCACACCAAGCAAGCGTGGCCAGACGATCAATCGCTTCCAGACTGAGGACGATCCGCGTGTACTGGTGATGCAGCCTGCGGCTTCTGCGCACGGCATTACGCTGACTGCCGCTGATACTGTGGTGTTCTACGGGCCACTCATGAGCGTTGAGCAGTACATCCAGTGCTGTGCCCGTGCTGACCGCAAGGGACAGGACTCAGACAAAGTTACTGTGATTCACATTCAGGGTAGCGCCATCGAGCAGAAGATGTTTAGGGCGTTGGCAGGGAAAGTTAGCGATAACTTACTACTGACCGACATGTTCGAGACTGAAATTAAAGCATGAAAGGGTATTGCAACGATCAAAAATACATGTAAACTGTCCAACCTTAGACAATAATTAAACCGGAGAAGCAAATGTCAGAAGACTCAGTACCGCTAGACAAACTAGCAAAAATCTACCGCAAACTGCGTAGCAAGATTGCCGACCTGACCCAAGAGTACGACACGCAAGTGGAGATACTCAAGGCGCAACAGGAAGAGATCAAGAACGCAATGAAAGACCAGATGAAAGCGCTTGGCGTGACATCTGTACGAACTCCAGAAGGCACAGTGGTGCTGTCTGTGAAGACGCGTTACTCAACACAAGACTGGGACGAATTCAAGAAGTTCGTCATAGCCCATGAAGCTCTTGAGCTTTTGGAGAAGCGCATCGCCCAGACCAACATGAAGCAATTCTTGGACGAAAACCCCGGGGTCGTACCGCCCGGCCTGAACTCAGCATCTGAGTACGACATCTCTGTACGCAAACCTTCTTAATTGGAAATAAAAATGAGCAATATTGCAATGTTCAACCCCTCAAATGTGCCCGCCTTCGCTAAGAACGCGGCTCTGTCTGCAACTACTTTGGCCTTGGCTGGCGGTGTCAACACCAGTGCCGGCATGAAGCGCGTCTCCATCAAGGGTGGCGTGTTCCGTCTGCTTGCTGGTGGCAAAGAGATTGCCGCTATCGATGAGCGCTTCTTGGATGTGATCGTGGTCAAAGCCGCCCCCAAGGTCAGCCGTATCTTCTACGCAGGATCGTATGACAAAGACGCGGCTGCAGCCGCCCCTGACTGCACCTCTGGTGATGGTGAGAAGCCCGATGCCGGTGTGAAGAACAAGCAGTCTTCAAGCTGCGCCACATGCCCACAGAACATCGCTGGGTCTGGCAATGGTCAAAGCCGTGCTTGCCGCTACCAACAGCGCTTGGCTGTGGTGTTGGCCAACAACCCCGAAGGCGACGTGTTGCAGGTCACCCTGCCCGCCACATCCATCTTCGGCAAAGAAGAAGGCGACAAGCGCCCCTTGCAGGCATACGCCCGTGCTATGGCGGCTCAGACTCCCCCCGTTAACTTGGACTCCATCGTGACCCGTATGAAGTTTGATACCAAGGCTGAATCACCCAAGCTGATCTTCTCGCCTGTGCGTTGGTTGACTGATGATGAGTACGAGATCGTTCAGACTCAGAGCACATCCAAGGATGCTGAGAAGGCCGTGGCTTCTACCCCTGCCGCTGTGGATGGCGTTACTACTCCCGCACCTTTGGCTATCGAGGGCAAGCGTCCTGCGACAAGACCTATGGGTGAGTTGATGGATGAGGAAGAAGCGCCAGCACCCAAGGCTAAGAAAGCCAAGGCTGTTGAAGTTGAAGCCGAGGAAGAGCCCGAAGTGCGCAAGGCTCCTGCCAAGGTGGAAGCCGCCCCAGCTAAGAAGAACAAGCTGGCCGACATCGTTGCTGACTGGGACGATGAATGATGGACAGCGAAAATAAATTCTGGCTCAGCATCTGCGGCATGGTGACTATTGTCCTCGTATGCATGATCGGCTCTTGCACCTTGGGCATGCAAGACAAACGCGACAAGTGGGAGAAGGCCGTATCCAACGGCGCTGATCCTATGGTGGCTTCTTGCGCAATCTTTAACAAAGAACGTATGGACGAAGCCGCCTGTTTGTTGATGTCACAGAACAGGAAATAAAAATCGGGGGTGAATACGCAGACTGATGCGGATGCGAGGATTGCGCCGATTGCTTAAGCAGGGAGAAGCGCAACAAGCCGGAGGTCAGTACCGGCCACCCCCACCCAACACTATGGCAATCATTTTTCCTGCAAACACAAGAGGCCTAACTGCTGGCGCTTTGCGTCAGATTAAACAACAGGGCTACACCACTGCTTCGGGTGGGTGGCACGATTTCCATCATCTGTCTACTATGGCTGCTGATGGCGGCATATACCTTAATGAACGCGAACCACTAGGAAAACTTATGTCTGCACTAGAAAAAACTAAAGAAGACGCTGATGCGTTGACAGACGCTCTTCTCAAGAGCACCAACGCTCTGGTTGAGCAAGCGAAGGAATCCAACAAACATCTTAATGATGTGAACGGCAAGATGCGTGACGGGGCTGAGAAGCTCGGTGTTGCGATTGAGCGGTTCAACAAGGTGGCAGGCAACACCAACTTTGCCGAAACAGCCAAGCAAGCTGAGTCTCTTGTCAACAGTCTGGAGCGCCTAGCCGCACTAGAAGCATCAGGCATGTTGGAAAAAGTGATGAAGGCAATGGCCAAGTAACATGGCGTACTCACAGAAAATCATTGACGACGTAGCGAAGACACCCAAGTCTCTGGGCAACCAGCTTGGGCGTTGGGCGATCCATCTTGACTTTCCAGTCACGAAGATTGCCTATGCGCTTGGCGTCTCACGGCAGACCGTTTACAACTGGTTCACTGGCACTGAGGTGTTCGTGGCCTATCGTAACCGCGTCGAATTCTTAACCAAAATAATGCAGACCTCTCGCACAGCAGACGAGGCATGGAGAAAAATATGTACGGAATACAACCTCGATCCCTGACCACACAGGAGTTAATTCGCTTCAGCGCTGAACTGATGGAGCTGCCCGCAGGGATGCCCAAAGAATGGCAACACGAAGTCCTGCGCCGCCTGACTGTCATGGCTCCGCCTGACGGGGCGCAGATTGCAGACGCTAGACAGCTTGACCTGTTCCTGTAACCCAACCAAGGACTTCAATGACTCCGCTTGAGTTTTTAGCGGTTGTTCTGCCGCCGCCAGAATTTGGTCGGTACTGCGTAGCAGAACTTACAAAGAAGAAAGAGCATGTCTTTGTGGACTCGCTCGATCAAACATCAGAGCCAACTGCCCGTTGGCACGAAGACAAGTGTGACGTTTACTTTGCCTTGGCTACCTTTGGTGCAGAAGACAACCGTACTGCGGCAAACGCAAAGTTCGTCAAGTCTCTGTTCATCGACATGGATGGGTACGCATCAAAGAAAGATGCTGCTCTTGCGCTCAACGCGTTCTTAGAAAAGACTGGCCTCGATGCCTTGGGTACGCCCTATGTGATTGCCTCTGGTGGTGGCTTGCACTGCTACTGGCCACTACTTACTGCCGTTCCTATTGAAGCATGGAAACCTGTTGCCGAGAACTTCAAGCGCTTGTGTAAGCAAGAGAGCCTAGCCATCGACATGACTGTGACGGCTGATGCCGCCCGTGTCTTGCGTGTGCCCGGAACTACCAACTTCAAGAAGAAGTACGCAACACCGCGCCCTGTGCGCATACTGACTGAAGGCGATGTGTTCAGCTTCGAAGGTGTGGCCACCCTTATCAGGGAGAAACTGGCTGGCTCAGTGTATGAGCCTGCGGCTGTGCCCACCCTTGACTTGCCCGGACAGCGCCCAGCTAAAGCAACGCCATCGGCTACGACAGTCAAGCTGTACGAGAACAGCGTGACAAAGTTCAAACCGATCTGGCTGGCTACGCAGAACGACAGGGGTTGCGGCCAGTTAGCCAACTACGTTGAGCATGCCAAAGAAGAAGGCATGGAGCCGATATGGCGTGGTCTCCTGTCATGGACTAAGGTCTGTGAGGACGGCAACAAGGCGGCTGTGTGGCTCAGTAAGATGCACCCGTACACATCGGAGCGCATGAACCAGAAGCTGCAAGGTATCAAAGGCCCATACCCATGCATCAAGATGGACAGCGAGAACCCCGGCATCTGCCCAAGCTGTCAGCACTGGGGCAAGATCACCAACCCACTGATCCTAGGTCGTGAGATTGGGGTCGAGGTTGAAGAGAAAGAGATCGAAGTAAAACTCTCAGGCGACAGCACGGCCACGGCCAATGAGACGCTCAAGGTCATGCGCCCAACACCGCCCCGTGGTTATGCCTATGGTACCAATGGCGGTATCTTCATGGAGCGCATGGTCGAGGACGATGATGGGGCTAAGACCAAGAAGCAAGTGATGCTTTTGCCGTACGAGTTGTTTGTTGTGGACATCCTCAACAGCAATAACGACCACACTGTGCACATGATTGCGCTTAGACCCGAAGGGGCGCTGAACGTAACGATGCCCCAGAAGGCTGTGGTCAGCAAGGACGAGACAGTCAAAGCACTGGCTAGTCAAAACATCGTGGCCGCTTTTGGCCACGGCAACGATAAAAACCTTTTTGAATATGTGAGGGCATGCGTGGAAGACTCTAGCACCAACAAAACACCAATCAAAGTACCCGACAGCTATGGTTGGCAACCTGACAACTCGTATGTATTTGCGGGTCGTATCTTTACTAAGGGTAAACCCCCAGTCAAAGTCCCGATGCCGGGCTTGGAGAACATCACCAAGAACACTGAGCCACGAGGCACTATCGAGAACTGGCGCGCCTTCATCAACATGTTGATCGCCAAGAAGATGTGGGATCACTTAGCCGTTTTGCTTGCCGGTGCTGGCGCACCTTTCATGCGTTTCACGGGCATCTACGGCATGACGTACCACTGTGCCAGTACCGAGTCTGGTACGGGTAAGACGCTGGCTCTAGAGGCCGCAGCTTCGGTCTGGGGACACCCCACCCACTACCGCACAGGCAAGAGCACATCTCCTGTGGCCATGCAACAGCGCTTGGGTCTGCTCAACAGCCACCCACTCATCACCGATGAGATCACATCCAAGAACCGAGACGACTTCGAGTGGTTGCCCGAGTTTCTCCTTGATATGACCGAAGGCCGTGGCAAGGAGCGTATGGAGTCTGGCTCCAACAAAGAGCGCCTGAACTTGTCCACATGGATGACCAATGCCTTGATGTCGTCTAACACCCACATCGTGGACTATCTGACTGGTGGGCGCACCCATTCATCGGAAGGTGAACTGCGCCGCTTACTGGAGTTTGTGCTTGAGGATGAGTTGAAGTGGGAGCCCCATGAGATTGAGATCATCAAGTCTTTGCAACAGAACTACGGCTTGGCGGGATACGCCCTGTCTCAGTACTTAGCCGACAACGTGGACAAGTTCCCTGTCATGGTGGGCGAAGCTGTTGCGGGTATGTACACTGAGTTCAAAGCAACCAACGATGAGCGCTTTTGGATGGCTGGCATTGGCGCTTCAGTATGCGCACTCAGAGCGTTTAAAGAGTTGGGTGTGGCTGAGATACCCTTTCGCCCCATTCTGAACTCGTACAAGAAGGCTGTGGAATACATGCGTGCCAGTATGAAGAACAGCGTTCGCACCGCTGTGGATGTGCTCAACGCCTACACCCGTGACAACTACGGCAGTTTCGTTGTGATTAAGCCAAGCAAGGGCGGCTTGATGGCTGAACTGGGTAGCGGCAAAGAGATCGACATCTCCATCACACGCAACAAGGTGTTCGGTCGGGTGGAGCACGAGCCGATCCCCAACCACATCGACTACTTCATCGAGGAGCAATTGCTCAAAGCGTACTGCGCTACCATGAGCTTCGGGTACTCGACACTCAAGCGCCAGCTTGAACAGTTGTACAACGTGGAGTATCTTAAGAAAGACATGATGGCCAAAACCAAGGGGCCACAGATGCGGGTAACAGTTATGAAAATCAGACGCGAGATTATTGAAGCCGATGAAGTACTCCTTACTGCGCCTTCCGTGGGAGAAACTTGAGAAAGGGCAGGGGTTTTTTATCCCCTGCCTTGACACCGAAGCCATGCGTGAGTGGGGCTTAAAACAAGCGTTCTTCCAGCGGATACTAGATGCCCACGCTAGCGTGGGCATCCTTGACGGCAAGCTTGGCGTTATGTTCTATCGCCGCCCCCAAACCTCTGTTCCGCAAGACGCGACTGCCGAATAAAAGCGTCAGCACGGTCTTGCTTGGCTTTGTCTAGCGCATCAAGGCGCAACCGTTTTTCTTCTGCCGTCAAGTCGTCACGCTCTTGAATGCGTCGGATGTCGGTGTTGATGCGCCCAACAATTTGGCGATACTGCCCTGCGGCAGGAGCCATGGCCAGCTCAACTTTGTTTTTGTCACGGTAGGCAATAGCTTCTTCACGGCGCCCTTCATTGAGCATTTTGTTAAGCGTGCTCCGTGCACTAGCAGCTTCCTGAGCTTCGCGGTACACCACATCGGCATCCCCACCGCCGTATTTTTTCTGGAAGGCAGAGCCAATCAACGGCATGTCTGATGCACGACCAGCAGGTTTTTCGCCCTTGCCTTCGCGCTCAAACAAACCGTTGGCTCCAGCAGCCGCTACCAAAGGCAACACGCCAAGATATCCGCGCACGATGTGCTCGATCTGAATAGGTGACAGAAGCGGCAACATCTGGCTCATCTGCTTGGCCAACTCTGTGGTGGTAGAGAGGTAGCGCTCTTCAACATCGTACCCCTGCATACGGCGAGGCTCAACAGGTGCGCCAGTCAAGAAGTTTTTATCCAACCAAACTTCAAATGCGGGTTTGACAAGTTGCGGCACACCCATTGATGAGTAGCCGGGGATCGAACCCAAGAACATGTCGCGCAGTGCTTGGAACTGTGCTTTGCCGTCGGTTTCGGCTCGCATACCATCAACCGCAGCCACAGCCAGTGAGAAGAAGTAACCAGCTTCAAACGGGATGGGCAACTTCAGCGGCTCATCCACGCCCGGAATGGGCAGGAAGAAGTTAGAGTACTTGTCCCGTGGGCGAGCGTTGCGGAAAGTCTCGTCATCGTCCATAGCCATGGCGTACACAAGGCCAGTGCCCATAAGCAGCATGGCGTTGTTAAAGAACTTGCGCTTGATTTGTTGCTGTTCCTCAAACGGCATGTTGCCTCGAGCAGCCTTTATCAACACGCTCAAACCTTGAATCTGAGCGTTGAAGAACGGGATCAAGCGGCTAGCGTACTGTAGCTTAGGTGACAACCCACGCTTGTAGAAGTTCATGGACTCCATCGTCATCATGTCGGCTTCGACTTCTGACAAGCCATTGGCTTCAGCGTTTTTAAGCACCAGCGCTAGCGTGGCAGCATCGGCACGCATTGCGTACCGATCAGCTGCGGCCAGCACTTTGTCCAGAGCGCCTTGGTCTTTACCACTGGCAAGCTGAAGCGCCATCTTCTTCATGTCAGACATGTCGCCTGCGAAGATGTTGGACTGTATCAAACCCTTCTCAATTAACTTGGCCTGTGCATCGCTAGTGCCGCGGCTCATGCGAATAAACTCAGCGCCTGCTTTAAAGACAGCAGAGAACGCGTTGTTGTTCAAGCCACCAGTAAAGGCCGCGGCCATTGGTTCGCGAAGAAGCTTGCGGGCAATGTACAGAGGGGTGCGGGTTACACCAGCGCGTAGCAAATCGGCGGCTGCTCCACCCAGTTTAAAGAATCCGGGGAGCGCAAGACTTGCGCCTTCCAAACTCTGCACCACTAGCTCGGCAGGAATACCTTCGGCTGCAGTACCCTTGGTGTCTATAACAATGTGTCGTTTACCATCGTCTTTTGGATCTTTTGGATCAGGCTCTTGATAGAAACGAACAGTCCCCGCAGTGTCAGACCCAAAACCCTTTTTAATAGCCATTAA